GTTCGATATCTCCAATCGCTATAACGTTTTACTAGAAGTTATTGAAGAGACAAGCAACAAGATCCTCGTCTTCGTACCCTTCAAACATATCGCCAACATCCTAAGAGACAAGCTAGTCAAGGACGGGCACGCGTCTGAGATCATCAACGGCGACGTGCCGGTTGGCAAACGGAACCAGATTTTCCAAGAGTTCCAAACCACCCCCAACCCCAAGGTGCTGATCATCCAGCCCCAAGCTGCGTCGCATGGCGTGACGCTTACTGCTGCGGATACGGTTGTATGGTGGGGCCCTACATCAAGCCTAGAGACCTACGCCCAAGCTAATGCACGGGTGCACCGTGCAGGTCAGAAGAACAAGACCACCGTTATCCAGCTTCAGGGCTCCCGTATCGAGCGATACGTATATGGGCTATTAGATAATAAAATCGATATTCACTCATCGATTGTAAATTTATATGAAGAAATGCTTGAAGACTAGACTAAATGGCATTATAATGTAGGGGCGAGTGACGGAATAGGTAGACGTAGGGGACTTAAAATCCCCCGCCGCAAGGTGTACCGGTTCGAGTCCGGTCTCGCCCACCACTAAAGGAGAAGGAAATGACCGAGGTAGTAGAGCAGCAAGAGATCCCGCTTGAGAAGCTTGTCAAGGTTTATCTCAAGATGAACCAAGCCCGCAGTGAGTTGAAGACTCGGTGGGAAGCTGAAGACAAGTTGCTCAAGGAAAAGATGGACACCATCAAGGCGTCGCTTTTGGAGCACTGCAAGCAGCACGATGTTGAATCTGTGCGTACTAACGAAGGAACGTTTTACCGCACGGTAAAGACCCAGTACTGGACGACTGACTGGGATGCCATGGGCAAATTTATTATCGAGAACGGAGTTACAGATCTGCTTGAGAAACGTATCGCGCAAGGGAACATGAAGACGTGGCTTGAAGACTACCCCGACAAAGTACCCCCGGGCCTGAACATCACCAAGGAGTACTCAATCACCATCAGGAGAAAAACATGAGCTTAGCGACTATCAACATGGTCGCAGATGAATTCCAAGTATCTGTCTCGACCGTACGCGCTTGGATGCGGCAGGGTCTGCTGCCCGAGGGGTCATACGCAAAGATCGCTAAGACTTATCGGTTCGACCTTGATCGGTTGCGTGCACACTTCTTCAAGCAACCCATGCCCGAAAAGAAAATTGAAGTAAAAGCCCCGGTCCAGCTTAAATTGGACTTGTCTGATCTTGATAAAGATATGTGAGGAAACAATGAGTGCGATGACTTTGTTTGGTCAAAAACCTGCTTCGATCCTGAACAAGTTTCAGGGCATTGAGAACTCGATCACCGATTCGTTGGTGTCGTCTGGGTTCCGGCGCATCAGCATCGATGGCAGTGTGTTCCGTGAGATGGTGGGTGGTAAAGAAGTTAGGGTTAATGAAGATCGTGCGATGAACGTTGCGATCGTGGGCGTCTCTAACCTGTCCCGAATCTGGTACGGCAACGTGCAGTACGTGAAGGGTCAAAAGACCAAGCCCATGTGCTGGTCCTCAGATGCAGAGAAGCCCTCGCCCGATGTCCCTGAGGCTCAGCGCCAAGCCACCAGCTGCCGCAACTGCAAGCAAGACATTAAGGGCTCTGGGCAGGGTGAGAGTAAGGCTTGCCGGTTCCAGCGTCGGATTGCGGTGATGCTGGATGGTGAGATCGAGCAGCGTAAGGTGTATCAGATCACGTTGCCCTCGACTTCAATCTTTGGCGATTCTGAGAACGGCAAGATGCCCTTGCATGCGTACGCCCTGCACTGCAAGTCTCATTCGACCCCCATCGAGGCAATCGTCACCGAGTTGCGGTTTGACACGGCAAGCTCCACGCCTAAGCTCATCTTCAAAGAAGTACGCTTCTTGACCGACTCCGAGGCTGACGTGGTGCTGGAGATGCGCAGCCACGAGGACACGATTCGGGCGACCACGTTTAACGTCTCGCAGATGGATGGCGTCATCGACCCACCTAAGCTTGAAGCTCCAAAAGTAGAGCCGAAGCCGGAGCCGAAAGCAGAGCCGAAGCCCGAAGTCAAAGCTGAAGAGCCTGTGGAAGAACCGAAGAAGGTTGTTAAGAAATCTACCCCTGCGCCTGAGCCTACGAAGGATGCAGACCTTGCCGATATTGTTGGTGAGTGGGACGACTAAGAACGGTCACGGTGGTGCGGTACCCCCGCACCACTAGTTCTAAGGTTCTCTCATTGACGGTCGGCGGGCATGGACAAGAAAACATTTCTAGAAGCGGTACTAGGAGAGACAGGTCACTACTGTGTTTTTGCATATCGCGGACCTCGCCATGTCCAAACGATGCATGGGTCGATAGATGAATTAGTCACTCGCGCAGAAAGTCTTGATGCCGACGGGTGGGATACATTCTTTGCGCTTGCAACGTTTACCAATGACAAATCGCGGGAAGCCACAAATGCACAGCAGCTCAAAGCCTTCTTTTTAGACATAGACTGCGGCGAAGGAAAGCCGTACCCAAATCAAACGGAGGGGTTCAAAGCACTACGAGCGTTTTGCAAAGCTGTCGATTTACCTAAGCCAACGGTCATCAGCTCGGGCCGAGGGCTGCACGTCTACTGGCGGTTAAGTGAGGCGGTCACTGCAAAAGAATGGAAGGCAGCTGCGGAAGCATTCAAGCGGGCATGTCGGGTTAACAAGTTTGACCTTGATTACGCAGTCCCAGCTGATATGTCACGCGTGCTGCGGGTGCCGTACACACACCACTACAAAGACAACCCGCCGAAGCTGGTGCACATGGTGGGGGACCTTGAACCTGCGGTCACTCTGCAAATGTTTACTGATCGCTTCGGATCGATTGAAAGATCGAGTGCTTCCGAGGGAGAGCCGACAAGCTTAGCAGACGCAATCCTTGGTAACTTCAATACCAAGTTCAAACAAATTATGCTGAGGACCGCCGAAGGAAAAGGTTGTCCACAGCTTGGGCACATCGTAAAAAACCAGAGTGAAATTGAAGAGCCTCTCTGGCGAGCAGGTCTATCGATCGCGTGGTTGTGTGCTGACAAAGACACCGCCATCCACAAGATGTCGAACAAGCACCCGGACTACAGCCCGGACGTGACGATAGAAAAGGCTGCTTTAACAAAGGGTCCGTATCTTTGCGAAACCTTTAACACCCTGAACCCCGGGGTGTGCGAGTCTTGCGAACATTGGCAAAAAATAAAATCGCCGATTGTGCTTGGACGGTACGTCGAAGAAGCTGAAGAACCCGTTGTTACCGACACAGGCTCATCCGAAGTGAGCTTGGATAGCACGTCAAAGTTTCTTATACCGAAGTACCCTGACCCATACTTTCAAGGTAAAGGTGGGGGTGTGTTTCGGCGAGGGACAGATAAGTCAGGGGCTCCGAAGGACGTGCTGGTGTATCACAACCCTTTGTATATGGTGAGTCGTATACGGGATCCAGAGCACGGCGAGACTTGCCTACTCAGGCTGCATCTACCACGTGACGGGGTGAGGGAGTTCACGATACCGTTAGCGCATGTTGGAAGTGCTGAAGAGTTCAGATCAACCCTCGCCAAGCAAGGCGTAGCGGTTGTCGATTCAAAAGAGTTGCAGGGATATATCATGAAATGGGTTAACGAATTGCAGTACAGAATCGAGGCTGCTGAGGCAAGGACCCAGTTTGGTTGGACCGGTGACGACATGAAGTCTTTCATCATCGGGGACAAAGAAGTCTTTGCGGATCGGATCGGTGAAAACCCACCATCACAACGCACCATCGATTACTTTCCCTACTTCAAACCAAAGGGGACCTTGGAAGACTGGAAAAAGATCATGCAGTTCTATGGTCGCCCCGGCATGGAGGCATATCAGTTCATGATTGGTATGTCGTTCGGTGCGCCACTCATGCAGTTCTTTCCGGTAAACGCGTTTCAGTTCCACATGTACAGCGAGGACTCCGGGCTTGGCAAGACCACCACGTTGTTTGCGCTAGCGTCGGTATGGGGTAACCCGGAGAAGATCGTTCTTAAAGAGGACGACACGGTCAACTCTAGGATGCATCGCATTGAGGTGTTCAAGAACATCCCCGTGCCAATGGACGAGCTGACGAACATGAAGCCCCTTGAAGCATCGGACGTAACGTATGCAATTCATTCTGGGCAGCAGCGCAATCGGTTGTCGTCGAAGGGCAACCTAGAGAGGTACCGGGGGCTACCGTGGCGTACGACTGTGCCGACGACTGGCAACGCTGGGATTGTCGAGAAGATTTCGATTATCAAAGCAATGCCGAAAGCAGAAGCACAGAGGATCTTAGAGTACCAACCGAAGGCGGTATCGTTCTCAGCGAAGTCAGAGACTGATGCGATTGCATCATTGATCTTGAGCAACTACGGGCACGCCGCAATACCTTATCTCCAGTACATCATGAAAGATGTTTCTGGGGCTCGTGATGTGTGCATGGCTACACAGAAGCGGATCGATGAGTACGCTAGTCTGAAAGCAGAAAACCGATTTTGGTCGGTAGGCGCTACGATCAGCCTGTCCGGGTTGATGCTTGCTAAGAAGTGTGGGCTAATCGATTGGGAAATCAAGCCGATCGCGCAGTGGGCGATCAATACTCTCGGTAACACAAAGCGTTCCGTGATGGAGATGACCAGCGACGAAGAAGCAATTCTGCGGGACTATCTGGCTGACCACTACAACGACATCCTGCGGATCAAGAGCAGTGTCGATCTTCGCAAGACGGTCGCTGAGACCCTTGTGCACCCCGAGGCCACCCCAAGATCGACGTTCGTTGCACGGTACGAGTACGACGTGAAGAAGCTGTACTTGCTTATCCGCCCGCTCAAGTCATGGTGCGCCAAGCAACAGATAAGTTATTCAGGCTTGATTGAGAAGCTGCGTGTAGGCAAGACTAAAGCAAACAAACAGAAAGTCCGACTATCCCGAGGCACTCACATGAACATGCCAGCAGCTGATGTGTGGGTCATGGACTTCTCAGGGTTCTCTGACGATGATGATCAAACCCAAAACAGCACGACCGTACCGCAAGCGGCTGAGGCTTGAGGATCTCTGCCCGGATGGAGTAGACATAGTAGTAGACTGGGACCGGATGATGCCGGGGTCATCCGCGTTCGTGCCCTGCTTAGACAGCGACGAATTAACTAGGCAGGTACTTGAGATCGCATACAGCCGTGGTTGGCGTATGGCGTTCTACCACAGGATCGAAGGAGGTAAGTGGGGCGTTAGGTTTTGGCGACTAACGTAGCCCCACTCAGTCCTCGTCAATATCGCGTTCGTACTCAGCGATGCGGGCACGCATCTCAGGCAGCAGCCGTTTGTTGTACGAGACCCCACCGATCATGGAAGCCGACGTGCGCATGTGCTGTGCGATCGAGTCGCGGATAGTCTCACCGGTGATCGCAAAGTTGGGGTGCTTCTTGTTGAACTTGGTAAGATCTTCGATGATGTCCTTCGAACCCGCAGTGTCACCTTGCTTGAGCGCCATGTAGTAACGCTTCAGGATCTTGGTACGCTCTTCGACTACCGAACGTTCGATCCCCTTGTTCTGACTGTTGATCTCTAGCTGCTGGATGTAGTTAGCCGGAGCGAAGCCAAAGAACTGTGCACCTGCATTCCACGCAGAAACTTCCCCAGTGATCGGATCACCACGCAGCGTTTGAGTGCCCTCAGTCGCGTAGCGGATAGACTTCAACGCGTTACCCATGGAGGACGGCAGCATCTGCTCGATACCACGCTCGGCATGGCCCTCGTTGATAAGCTTGATGCCACGCTCCCACCGGCTAGCAAGACCAAACACAGGACCGCCCACGGTTTCCATCAGGCTAAGCAGCACACTGTCTTGGTCTTTCACCGTGCTATCACGGAACAGTAAGTCGCTCAACCCGATACGGCTACCCACCTCAAGATTGGTCAGGTAGTTGATGGCACCGTTGAACTTCAACTCGCCTAAGTATTTACGAAGCGCGTTTTCGAAGTCATCTTCGTCGTCACCAGCAAACATGTTGTAGACAAGTGCGAGCGCGCCCATCATGGGCAAGCCACGAGCACCTGCGAACAATGCAGCTGATCCGTAGATACCGGCGATCTGACCCCACGCTGCTTTACGAACTTCTGGGTCTGTGTCTTTGAGGGCTTGACGTGCAGCCTTGAACAGCATGTAGTACATCGACACGCCGTAGTTCTTATACATGAAGATGACCTTGCCAAGCCCGCTCTGTGCGATCGTCGGGACGGCTTCAGATGCAGTG